GGGGGTCTTTTTTGCATTTGCGGACTTGCCCGATTGTGCTATCTTTCGGGTGCGGGAAACCGTGGGGCAGAAACTTCAGATGAAGGGGCGACGGCATTAGCCTGAACCAACCAGCCTCCCTGACTCACCATAATTTTTTATGGGGGGAGGGGGGGCATTTCTTAGAATCTGGGGCTCGGGCATATTACGGGTTGAAAGGAGGCACGATAGTGCCGACGTATGATTATGAATGTCGTGCTTGTAACGATGTCCAAGAAATTAACCTTCCAATAAATTACGAAGAGGAGATCCGATGCGGTCATTGTGGCAACGTTTTATTCAAAGTATTTTCGGCGAATCCAATCCACTTCAAGGGAAGTGGTTGGGCGGGAAAGAGTTAGATTGTCAGGATTGGGATTGCGAAGATTATTGTTGGTGTGATAGCCTTGAGGAATGAATAAATTACCTAAGCATATTTCCTATTCCTCCTTTAATACTTGGCAGGAATGTGGATGGAAGTACTATCTAACAAAAGTAGAGCAGGTTCCTGAGAAGCACGCTGTGTGGTTCACAGGTGGTACTGCTGTACATACCGCAACCGAGCGTTATGACAAACTCGATTGGGGCAACACCAATAACGTAGATGAACTATGGAATGACGTATGGCATAAGCAGATTCAAGAAGACGAAGCACTTCATGGTGACATGAATACCTGGGAGTACCGCAGTAGAGAAGATATCTCTTGGTGGTATGGCGAAGGTTTATGGATGCTAGATCGTTGGATTGACTTTATGCACCCTTCCAAAGGTTGGTCTGTCTATGAAGACTTTATCGAGAAGGAGTACGAGATACCTGTAGGCGACACTACTGTGAAGCTTGCAATCGATCGCGTACTCACTGATTTCGACGGGAATCGTGTGCTCGTCGACATCAAGACTGGTGCGTCATCTCAGAAGCATCCGCTTCAACTTGCTGTCTATGCGTGGGCTCTGGATAAGCAAGGTATCTCGGTGGATAAGGCGGGATTCTGGGATGCACGCACTGGTCACATATCCTTGTGGAATATTGAGCACCTCAAACCTGAGCGTATTGAGGAGATGTTTACTGGTTTTGACAAAGCCCGCAAGGCTGACATATTCTTGCCTAACCTAAATAGTTGTGGCAGATGTGGACTAATCTCTCACTGTAAATGGCTTAATGGTAACCAAACAAGAAAGGAAAGTAAATGACCGTATCGAAATATCAGGTAAGTAGCAAGCTTCCTGATGGTCGCATCTTCGTCATCGGCGGAGATACATTTGCTGACTTCAAGGCTAACCTTGATTCAGCACTAGGCAGCGTGGATGCAGAAGGACTGCTCACCACGATGGCTACATCACTCATCGGTGCTCCTACAAGCATCGCACAAGCGGTAGCAAATCTTGCACCACTAGGTGTAACACCTGCTCCTGCTCAAACCTTCACACCATCTACCGCACCTGTTGGTAGAACCTGTAAGCACGGCCCAATGCAAGCACGTACTGGTGCTGGTGCTAAAGGACCTTGGAAGGCATACATGTGTCCATCTCCTAAGGGAACCCCTGACCAATGCGATCCACAATGGATCCGTAGGAACGACCCTGAATGGAGTTCTTTCTAAACTATGAGAACGCTTGCTCGTGCTGTTGGTAGCAAAGATATTGGCGGTGAGCCGTTACCTACGGTTTTCCGCACCTTTGATACCAATAAGGTAGTCATACGCCGAGCAGAAGTCTCCATGATTGCTGGCACTCCTGGTGTTGGTAAATCAACTCTTGCACTAGCGATAGCGTTGAGATCAAAAGTCCCAACGCTATACGTTAGCGCGGATACTAATGCTCACACAATGGCTATGCGTTTGCTCTCAATGATTACTGGTCGTAATCAAACTGAGGCAGAGCAGATGCTCATTGAAGATGTCGATAACTCACGAAAGATTATCAACGAACAATCAGGACATATCTTTTGGTCCTTTGATTCAGCCCCTACTTTGGCTGATTTAGATAACGAAGTATTGGCATTCGAAGAGTTATGGGGAGCTTCTCCTACACTCATCGTTGTCGATAACTTGATGGATGTTGCTAACGATTCAGGAGAAGAATTCGCTGGCATGCGGTCTACTATCAAGGAACTCAAATATCTAGCCCGTGACACCAATGCTGCGGTGCTAGTGCTACACCACACGAAAGAGTCTTATCCTGGCAATCCGTGCCAGCCACGCTCTGCACTACAGGGAATGGTTGCTCAGTTGCCAGCATTGATCCTGACTGTGGGTTCAAATGCTCCGGGATTCCTGGCTGTCGCCTCCGTAAAGAATCGTTACGGTAAGGCAAACGCCTCAGGGGAAGAAGCGTTTTGGCTCCAGTTTAATCCTGAAGTAATGAACGTATCGGACGTAGAGAGAGTATAGGGAGATGCGCTGGTGACAACAATAGTAGGAATACAAGGCAAGGACTTTATAGTCATGGCAGCCGATTCCCAAATAACAGAAGAGAACCAGCGCATTATCTCTCCTAAGACTCCCAAGATTGTACGCATTGGCAAATACATTTTGGGTATCACAGGTGACTCACGACCTGGAGATATCCTCACATACAACTGGAATCCACCTGTCTATAAACAAGGTGATGAGATTCAATTCATGGGTAAGTTTATTATTCCCTCTATGCTGGAGGCATTCAAAATGAATGGCTTTGACTTAGAAGGGGAGGATAAGAAGGATTCTACCTTTCAGTACATACTCGGGTTCAACGGTAAGTTGTTCTCGATTGCTGAAGATATGTCCTTCTTATGTACAGAATCAGGTTACTATGCTGCTGGTTCTGGTGGCTCGTTCGCTCTTGGCTATCTCCACTCGGTGGATACCAAGAAGATCAAGTCAGTTCAAGCCGCTACTTTGATAGCGAAGAAAGCCCTTGCTATCTCCTGTAAGCTTGACATCAACACTTGTCCGCCTGTACAGATAGTCACGCAGACCAAGTGAAAGATATAACCGAGTTACGTCCTGACTACACTCGGGCGATGGATATCCGTGGTGAACCAACTACGGTATGTGTGTGTGGTAGTTTCTTATGGAACCTTAAAGTAACATTCGATGAGGATGGTACGATAGGGATGTATTTCTTAGATATGGAGTGTGCTGACTGTGGAACACAGGCAACCGCCCCAACGGAGGAAAGATGAAACTAACAACAGTATCAATGCTATCCGCGATTGCACTTTTTGTGGCTACCTTGCCCCACGGTGTGGGTGCGTGGTTAGTGAAGTCGATACACCAAGAGGCTGGCTGCGTAAAACTATTCGCAATCCAGCCGATCGACCACAAGACTAGAGCAAAGATTCTTGCCCGTTACAGGGTGAATCAAATGTTCGATAATGCAGATCGTCAATGGTCTGCACTAGCAAAGCTCTGGGGTAAGGAATCAGCCTGGAACTATAAGGCTAAGAATCCCACCTCATCTGCCTATGGAATAGCGCAGGTACTCAATACACCACGTAACTCTACAATTGAATATCAAGTGAATAATGGACTGAAGTACATCGTTCATCGCTACGGTACGCCTGAGCGTGCCTGGGCTTTTTGGCAAAGAAACGGCTGGTACTAAATGTCAAGCAGGTCAAAGATTAAGGGCTCTCAAGCAGAGCGTGACTTAGTTAAGTACCTGCAGGAGTGGTTCCCGTATGCTGAAAGAAGGCTTGCGGGGGCTACTCTTGATAAGGGAGATATCTCAGGCATCAATGGTGTCTGCATAGAAGTTAAGAACCATGCCAAGTTAGATCTTGCTGGGTGGTTATCAGAATTAGAAGTCGAGACTAAGAATGCTAAAGCCTGGACTGGCGCTGTCATACATAAGCGCAAAGGCAAAGGCAACCCTGCTGAGTGGTATGCTACAATGCCTGTATCAGTATGGGTAGAACTACTTAGGAAGGCTTTAGGTGAAGAGTAATTCAAAGCCAGCAATTGCTCCGATACTTGAGCACTATGGTGCTCGTGTACCGAGACGGCATGGTTGGTTTTCTATGAAGTGTCCGTTCCACGATGACACACACAATTCGGCTAGCGCGAACACAGATGAAGGTGTATTCTGTTGCTTCGCATGTCAGGTAAAAGGAGATGGGTTTTCACTCATCATGAACAAGGAAGGGGTAGAGTTTCGTGAAGCACTCAGCATCGCAGAGAGAATCCTTAACGCGAGCGGCGAAGTACTACCACAGCGCACTACACGAAGCGGAGGAATACCTCGCAGGACGGGGAATAACTCTAGAGCAAGCACAGAAGGCTCGCTTGGGCGTCGTGCTCGATCCTCTAACGGGTCATGAAGCTTATGCGGGACGCTTATCCATACCGTATCTCACTAGGTCCGGTGTGGTTGACCTACGGTTTCGGGCGCTGGCAGACGAGGAACCGAGATACATGGGTCTCAGTGGAGCGACTACACGCTTATATAACGTCAATGCTTTTTTCAGAGCGACCTCATACATTTGTATCTGTGAAGGTGAGATTGACACGATCACATTGGATACGGTTTGTAATCTACCTGCCGTGGGTGTTCCAGGGGTTAATAACTGGAAGAAGCATTATAGCAGGCTCTTGGCTGACTTCGACAATGTATTCCTCTTCGCCGATGGAGACCAGGCTGGAAACGAGTTTGCGAAATCTTTATCTCGAGAACTTAGCGGACTCACTGTGATTCACATGCCTGAAGGTGAAGATGTAAATTCAATGTATCGTCAGGAAGGTCCTGATTACTTTAAGAACAAGATTGCGAGCGCA